ACCTGCCTCGATACGAAGGACGAAAAGACCTTTCAGGCCGGGCTCGGGAACCCCGGACAGGTCTCCGTTCCGTTCAATCTCGTTCCGCGCGACATGTCCCACCAGAACCTGTTCGCGTGGAAGACAGACGGTCGCGTGATGAAGTGGATTGCTGCCCTGAGCGAAGGGGACGATGTCCCGGGCATCACCAGCGATGGCGAGTTTGAGATCCCGGCCGATCGGACCTCAATCCGGTTCAACGCTTTCGTCTCCGACGTCGCGATCGACATCGCAAACAACGAGATCGTCAAAGGCACGCTGACGCTGCAGCGCTCGGGTCCCGTTCACTTCCACGCGTACGTCCCCGCGCCCTGATAGCCCATGGAAAGCCTCAAGAAGAACTTTCTGATCCCTACCGGCGGGATCAAGTCGAGCCCGTTCAAGTGTCTTGATGGCGTCGAACGGACGGTGCACGTCAAGTGCAAGACGCAAGACGAAATCGTAGGCTTCGCGGGCTCGCTTATGCGGCTGCCAGACGACGAGAAAGGCGACCTGAAACGACAGCGGGTTCGCGCCGAATTTATCGCGAACGGTCTTTGCGACGAGACAGGCGAGCCGCTGATGACCGCGGATGAGGCGTATCTCATTCCGGCGATGACGAAGGTCGAAGTCTGCGAGCTGATCATCAAGCTGTCGAACGACATTGGTGATGCGGGAAACGGTTAGCCGCCCAGGGCGAGGAGTGGTTTTGGCACGTCCTCGCCCTTGCCTTGGGCGGTCGCACCGTCGAGGAGTGGAAGGCGTCCATGCGTCGGGACGAGTTCCTTATGTGGATCGCCTTCTACAAGCTCTACCCCTTCGATGATCTTCACCGCTACCACAGGCCGGCAGCGCTAATTTCGTATTCGGCAGCCACGGCGTTCGGCCCAAGCAGCATGAAGTTCCAAGAACGGCTGGAATTCCTGCAGCCGTCAAAGCAGGTTTCGGCATCGAATGATCGGCAGTACAGCGAAGCAGATATGAACACGCTCCGCGCGTTCGGTTTTCAACCCGAAAAGAAAGGGTGACTAAATGGCAGCAGGTGAAATCGTCGTCAACTTGACGGCATCTTCTGGAAATTTTGTCACCGAGATAAATCGTGCGGCCAAGGAAGCTGAGAAGCTGAGCCGGTCCGTTGAGCGGCAAATCAAAATACTTGAGCAACAGGCGCTGTACGCAGGCAAATCTGCCGACGAGATCGTAAAGCTCAAGCTCGCGCAGAAGAATGCGACGGGCGAGCAGATGGGCCGCGCGCAGGCGGCCATCGACACGCGAATCAAGGGAGAGAATGCGGCGGCGGTCGAAAAGACCATCGCGGCTTTGCAGAAAGAGGCTGAATGGGCCGGCAAGACTGCGGACGCAATCAAACTGCTTGAGCTTGCGCGGTTGGGCGCGACGAAGGCGCAGCAGGACACCGCCGAGGCGGCAATGAAGGAGCGCACTGCGCTTGAGAAGCAGGCCGCAATTGTTGAGAGGCTCGCAGCGCTCAAGAAGGCGGCGTCGCTCGCCGGGAAGAGCGAAAACGAGAAGCTCCTTATCAACCTCCAGGAGGAGGGCGCGACACCGCGGCAGCTTGGTGAGGCCAGATCATCACTCAACGCCAAGGCGTCTGCCGAGAATGCAGCTGCAGTTAAGAAAGAGGTCGAGGAACTTCAGAAGCTTGCCTCGCAGGCTGGCAAGACGGCCGAGGAGTTGAAGCTTCTGCAACTGGCCGAGGATGGAGCGACGGCGGCGCAACTGGCGGCGGCCGAGTCTGCGCAAAAGCAGGCGACGGTCCTCACAATGCTGGCAGATCTGAAAAAGAAGGCGTCGTTGGCCGGACTGAGCAAGAAAGACGCCGCACTGAAGGCGCTGACAGAGAATGGTGCGACGCCGGCAGAGATTCAGGAGGCTCGTGGGTTCTTCGATGAGGAGCAGCACAAGGAGAACCAAGCCGCGATTGAGAAAGAGATTGAGGCGCTGAAGAAGCTGACTGCACAGGTCGGCTTGACAGCAGAGCAAAAGAAGCTTTTGGAGTGGGCTGACCGGGGTGCAACTCAGGCCCAACTTGCGGCCATCGAAGCCGAGCAGAAGCAGACGAAGGCGCTCCGCGATCAAGTGGCCGTCGCCGAACAGCTCATTGAAATGGAGCGGGCGGCTGCGGAAATTGGCCTAACCGACAACGAAAAGCAACTTCGCGCGTTCGGTCGGCAAGGAGCGACGCCGCAGCAGCTCGACAAAGCGCGCGACATCCAGGACATTCAAACTCAGAAAGAGAATGCCGCAGCGATCCGCAAGGTCATCGATGCGCAGAAGGAAAGAGCCGCCCAGGCAGGCAAGACAGCCGAGACTCTAGCCCGGGAGGAAATTGCCAGCAAAAATGCAACGCAAGCAGATCTCGCGGAATTGAGTGCCGCGCAGCAGTTGCAGAAGGCACGCGAAAATGAAGCTGCTGTCCTTAGAACGTTGGCCGATCTGAAAGAGAGAGCGGCGGCGGCAGGGCTAAGCGAGAAAGACAAAAAGCTGAATGAATTGACGGGCCAGGGAGCGACGCCAACGCAGATTCAGGAAGCTCGCGGATTCTTCGACGAAGCGGAACGCAAGGACAACGCGGCCTTAATCGACAAGGAGATTGACGCGCTGCGAAAGCTAGCCGCGCAAGCGGGCAAGACCGCAGAGCAAAAGAAGCTTTTGGAGTTGGCTGACCTGGGTGCGACCCAAGCTCAACTCGGGCTCAGCGCAGCAGCGCAAGCGCAGATTAAAGCGCTCAACGACCAAGCATCGGTCACCGAGCGGCTCCTTGAGATGGAGATCGCGGCGGCAGAGGTCGGTCTTAGCGACAACGAGAAACAGCTTCGCGCGTTTAGCCGACAAGGAGCGACGCCGCAGCAACTCGACAAAGCGCGTGACATCCAGGACATTCAAACTCAGAAAGAGAATGCCGCAGCGATCCGGAAGGTCATCGATGCGCAAAAGGAAAAAGCCGCCCAGGCAGGCAAGACAGCCGAGACTCTAGCCCGGGAGGAAATTGCCAGCAAAAATGCAACGCAAGCAGATCTCGCGGAATTGAGTGCCGCACAGCAGTTGCAGAAGGTGCGCGATGACGAAGCGGCTGTCCTGAAGAAGATTGCCGACCTGAAAGAGCGCGCGGCCACGGCCGGCCTGAGCGAGAAGGACAAAATGCTCCGGGAGTTGGCCGGCCAAGGCGCAACGCCAACGCAGCTCGCGGAAGCTGGCCAGCATCTGGACACGAGCAAAGCGGCGGCGGATCAGGCAGCGCTGACGAGCCAAGCCGAAGCCTTCAAGAAAGCTGTTTTGGGTGAGGCGGATGCCGTCGGTAAGGATCGCATCGAGATCTTGGAGTTGACTGCCGCGAAATATGGCTTGACACAGCAGCTCGCGCCCGCCATTGCCAAGATCAAACAGGCAGAGAAGGGTCTGCGCGAATTCGGTGGGAACGCTAACCTCAGCCGGCAGCAGATGATCTTCGCCGGCGTGCAATTGAAGGACTTTTTTGAGTCGGTGCTCGCTGGGCAGTCGCCGATGACGGCGCTTCTGCAGCAGGGCGCGACCACAGTGTCAGTCTTCGGTGGGTTTAAGAACACCTTCGCGGCAATTGCCTCGGTGCTGACCCCGACAGTCATTGCCGTAACTTCCGTCGCAGCCGCTATTGGCATCCTGACATACGCTGCCTTCAAGGGTCGAGGCGAAGCCAAGGAGCTGGCGGATGCATTGACGCTTACCGGGAATGCGGCTGGGTTGACACTAGGCTCGTTCGAAACCTTTGCCAGCCGCATCGCGCAATCGGGCCATCGCTCAATTGGAAATGTTAAGGAGTTTGCGCTCGAACTGGCGAAGACCGGGGAGATTGGCCCAGCGGCGTTCGAGTCCGCCGTCGCTGCCGCCGAGCGCTATGGCGCGGCGACCGGCAAGACGGCCCAGGAGGTGGCAAAGGACTTCGCGCAAATGACGCGCGATCCGCTGAAGTGGGCGGCAGAGCTTAATCGAGCCTACGGGTTCGTAACTCTGGCGCAGTACGAGCACATTCGAGCCCTTCAAGAGCAGGGGCGCAACCAGGAAGCGGCCGCGATCATTTCCAAGGCACTGAACACGCATTTGAGCGGACTCGATGAAAACCTCGGCGACATTCAAAAACTTCTCAAATTAGGGAAGAACCTTTGGGACGAATGGTGGGACGCAGCCAAGGGATTCGGTCGCCCAGAAACGGTTGAGGACAAACTCAAACGGGTTCGAGAGCAGTTGGCTACGGCAAGGGCCTTGAAGAAGGGGCAGCCGCCAGAAATTACACCCGAGAATATCAACGACCCAAATGCCAAGATTACCTTGGGTGGGCCCACCACGGCGGCCGACATCAATGCCTTCTCCGGCAAACCTACAGTAGTAGGAGCGTCTTCAGAGCCTCGCCTCGAACGCGAGGAGGAAATGCTCAGCAAGGAGGCGTTCCGCAAGTTGGAGCGTGCCACTACGCAAGCTTGGGAGACACAGCAACGAAAGGACGCGGACGCCGCCAGCGATTTCGTCGAGAACATGCGCAAGCGCATCCATGCGGTTGACCAGATGGAAAAGCGTGTGGCAGAGGTCAAACGGCAGATTGATGAGTACAACCGCGCGGCCGCCAAAATGTCCCCAGAGGAGCAGAAGGCCAAGGGCGTCCGACCGATCACCGACGAGCAGCGATCACGAATGGTCTTTGAGACCATGCAGGAGACCATCGATCCTTGGATCGCAGCGGGCATAGCCGCTAAGCTGGAAGCGTCGCTCAAGGATATCGACCGAGTGCAGCAGCGCGAGCAGAACGACCTCGCCGCGCACAACCAGCAATTGCAGACGCTGTACCAGGCCGGCTACACCTCGCTGAGCAAGTACTACGATGATCGCCGCGGCGTGATCCAGGCTAGCGCTGAAATCGAAGCCGGCGCGCTGCAGAAGAGAGCGGAAGCGCAACAAGAAGCGCTTGAAAAAACCCCGCTGCTTACGCCGGCCGAGAAAGATCGACGCAAGAGCGAGATCACTGACCTCTTGGCCAAAGCGGCCGAGGCCCGGCGCAAGGCCGGCCACGAGATCGCGCAGTCGCTGCTGGAGCAGGCAATTGCATTCAGACAGCTCACGCAGGACATGCGCGAGTACCAAGCCTCAATCCTGCAACTGCAGGGCCGTGACTTTGAGGCGGCTGGCCTGCGCACGCAGAACGTCATCGAGCGGCAGCGGGAATTGCTGATGAAGGCGTCCGGCCTCGACATGCCGAGAGGCCCGCAGAGCACGGGTGACTTCGCGCGCTTCGATCGCGACCCTAGAAGTCTCGCCATCGTCAAGCAGGAGGCTGACTCCAAGCGGCTTCTTGAGGTGCAGAACGCGCTCAACGAGGCGCAAAAGCAGCAGGGCCTGATTACGGAGCGTTCCGCGAACGCCGAGCAGCTATTCATGCTCAACGCGACCCGCTCCGGGATGTCGCTTCGTGATCAGGAACAGGAGTTGGCGATGCTGCGCGGGCAAGGCCTGATGCAGATGGAGAAGCTGTACGACAAGTACCAGAATCTTCAAGATTCAGCCAACCCAGACGCGCCGATCAACCAGTTCCTGGCCCGCCTGCGTCTGGAGATCGAGAAGCTCAAGGAAGCTGTCGACCCGCTGCAGGAGCGCCTGAACGCGTTGACCGATTCGCTCGCCGGCGGCGTGGCGTCGTCAATGTCCGATTCGCTGGTCAACGTCAACAAGCTGTTCGAGAAGCGTCGAGACGACGCCAAGAAGGAGGCCGACGACAAGCGCAAGCAGTACGACCAGGACATCGCGCAGCTCCAAACATATCTCGCGCGCTCGCACGACAAGCAGGAGCAGGCGCGGCTGCGCGAGCGCATCGCCCAGAAGCGGGCCGCGCGCGACTCGATCGACGTCTCCGGCTTCAAGACAGCGCTGAAGACGCTTGAGCGCGACGTGGTCGGCCCGATCCTGAAGCAGGTCCAACAGACGGCGATGAAGGCGCTCGTCACCGACCCGCTGGAGCAGGAGCTGAAGGGCATGTTCCGCGGCTTCACGAAAGACAACATCGGAGCGATTGGCGGCGGCTTCGGTGGCATCTTCGGCAGCATTGGCCAGTGGATCGAGAACAAGTTTGCGAAGCCAATCAGCCCGAAAGAGCTGGAAGCGGCGCAAGCATCGCAGGATAAATTCCGCGAGAGTGAGCTGGGCGCAACGAAGGCGGTGTCTGCGGCGGCCGATGCGCAAATGGCGGCGAAAGCCGCTGCCGAGGTCGCTCCGACCACGTTCGCAGATCGCTTACAGGCCAGCGGCGAGGCCGTGAGCGCCTCCTTCGACAAGGTGAGCAAGGCAGCCGACACTGTTGCGGGGGCGTTGGCCAGGATTGGCGACGTGCCCGCGCCAGAGATCGGTGTTGGCGTTGGCGCTGGCGGCGATCTGGCGGCTTACCTGGATCAGCGTGCCGAGGAACTCGGCATCCCGAAGTCGCTGGCGCGCGCGTTGGTGAAGCAGGAAAGCGGAGGCAATCCGAATGCGGTCAGCCCGGCCGGTGCCCGCGGCATCACGCAAGTCATGCCGGGCACGATGCGCGAGATGGGCTACAACCCGGCCACGGCGACGCCCGAGAACTACGCCGATGCTGGGCTCCGGTACCTGAAGAAGAATTACGACGAGTTCGGTCGTTGGGACTTGGCTCTAGCCGGATACCACGCCGGCCCCGGGGCAGTTCGGCGCGCCGGCGGCATCCCCAACACGAGCGATGGGTTGTCGACAACGAAGTCCTACGTCAACAGCGTCCTGAAGTTGGCAGGGATCGATAAAAAGGAGCTTCTCTCCAAGTTCGGCAAGGACGTCAAGGATCTCATCGCGCCACGCTTCAGTGCAAAGGAGGTGCAGGCATTTGAGGGTGCAAAGGAGAAGTTTCGCGACATCGAACTCGGCAAGAACGATGACCTGACCAAGGCGGCTACAGCGCAGGCGGATGCGGCGAAAAAGGCGAGCGATTCGCTCTCCACAATGGGCACCGGCGTGGACGAAACCACCAAAGCGATCACAAGCATGGGCAGCGAATCGTCCATCGCTTCGCAGATCATGGGGCTGCTGCCGCAGTCAGGCGCGTCGCCCGCTACGTACGCCCTGATTCAACTCACTGGAGCTGCGCAGTCCGCAGCCTACGCATTGGCGCAGATCGCGGGCGCAAGTGCGGCATCAGGCGGCAACCTTTTCCTGCCCGGAATCGGCACGCTCAGCGGAGGTTCCCCCAGCGCAAACGTTCCGATCTTCTCGCCCGATGGTGTGTGGGACGGCGGCGGCTATACCGGCGACGGCGGTAAATACAAGGTGGCCGGCCTCGTTCACGCTGGCGAATTCGTGAACCGAAAAGAGGTGGTGAGCCAGCCTGGCGCGCGGGAGTTTCTCGAGCGCTTCAACCAAATCGGCATGGATGCGCTCCATGGATTCGCGGATGGCGGCTTCGTCGGCTCTTCCTCACCGATCGTGCCGAACACCGCTACGCGCTCCTGGCCGAACCCGCCCGCGGAGACGGCAAGGCCGCTGCCGCCGATCACGATCGTGAACAACACCGGCACGCCAGCAAAAGGGCGGCTTGAGCGAAGGCCTGACGGTGGCATGAACGTGATCATGGACGCGATCAAGGACGAAATGATCGCGGATTACGCCTCCGGGGGCCGGCTGTCGCGGGCCCAAGAGACAACCTTCGGGACCCGGCGCGCGCCCAACCTGTTTCGCTAAATCAGCCGTTCTACCGAATAGCCGAAGGAGGCTTCAAGAGTGGATGCATTAACCGTCGCGGTGTTGCTGGAACACAAACGCGGTTCCACTTTCTCTGCTGAGTGCCAGTACACAGACGACGCCGGAATTCCGGTGCCATTGGGCGGCATCACCATCAAGAGTCAATTTCGAACGCCGGAGGGCAAACTGGTCAGCGAGTGTGAGGCCACGATCACGGACGAAAGTGCCGGCAAGTTTTCCCTCAAAGTTCCAGCGGAAGAGACGAGCCGCTGGCCGGTGCAGCGGCTGGATTGGGACATTCAGTATCGGCTGAATACCGGGGACGTCATTGCCAGCGACACGGTATCGGTTCAGGTCATCAAATACGTGACGAGGTGACATGTCAACCATCATTCAATTGAGTCGTGCAACCACGGAGATATCTGTGAACCCACGA